ACCTGCTGATGCATGACTGTCCGCATGAAATGGACACTTAATTTTGCGCCAGCCGTGTCCCTCAGCAGGCACGGCTGCGCCTACATATCTTAAGTAGTCCGCGATACTATGTTTCACCCATTGCCTTTCTGATTAGGGCAAGCCAAATGCTGGCTGGCATTGTGCAATACCACTCGCCAACATCTGACTTACCTTTCCGTTTGTGCAGAACTGTCCCAGTCCACGCGTTATCATTCTTAATTTCTACTTCTAACTCTTTGACCCAAGCGCTCAAGTCCATGCGGACGTGGTCTTTAACCTCGATGGTCACTCCATTCACACCGCTAATATCACCTTTGTCTAGTTGTGCTCCTGCGATTCTGCGGTCTGCATATGGAAAGCCATTGACCTTTAACCACTTGACAGCATCTGCTTCTGCTTTACTGCCTTTACGCTTGGCTGCTGTACTCATTCTTGTGGCTCGTCCCTAACTTCTGTTAGTTCCCATCTACCTGTTTCTGCTTTCTTTGCACGTTCTTCTGCTATCTTTAATGATGATGCACGAATAACTTTTACTTTATATTGTGAGTATGTAACTCTATACTTTGGCATTACACTACCTCCTCTTGTTGGTATCTAACTGCTACATCTTCTAAGTACATAGACTCAGGATTAAATGACAGAGTAACATAGTTACTGCCTGTCTGGTCAGCCCGTCCGTATCTGTTTTTAACTGGTGCTACACATAGATATGTGTCATCTCCCTGTTTCATCTGTCCGATTGTAAGTACCATTGCTGGTATCTGATTGACCATGCCCTGCACTGCGCTACGCGGCTGACAAGGATAGCCATCAAAGCCTTCTTTAGTATGGTGTAGTACCAACACTGCTGCGTTGGTATCTCTGGCTAGGTACTTAAGTTCTTTCATAACGGCACGCATTGCACCGAACTCATCGTACCCATCCATTGCTACATCCATTAGGTTGTCTACCACAATCAAGGTAGGACTCTTACCCCATACAGTTTCAAATGCTGAGACTTCATCATCTAAGTCTTTGAGTGTAGGGCTAGATTCAAATGACCAGAACAAATGATTGTTGAGTTGCAGTATTTCATGTGATTTATCTGGGTTGTTCTTTAGCAAACTTTCTGCTGCTGTCTGTGTCATCTTGCCAGTCATGGCAATCAAGCGCATAGCCATTGTGTGTGCATTGGTATCTGCTGAAAAGTAAAGTGTCGGATGTTTTGTTTTTGCAGCAATAGACAATGCAACTGATGACTTGCCTGCACCTGGAGTGCCAGCGATTACAGTTACTTCTGCTCGACGCAGAATAATACCAGCCCTTTCAAATGCAGCAAAGGCAGGTGGCAACGGTTCGCCACCCACCTCTGCTTTATTTATAGAGCGTTTGAGGGTCTTCACTTAATCTGTTCTGGAACAAAGGTGTTCCATTCAGGTGATTGAACTGTGACATATTGATTCTTACACTTATCAAATGCACCCTTCGGTGCTGGACAGAACCAACCCTTGTATGGCTTACCATCTTTACCCATACCTTGAATTGCAGTCATCTTACCGTGTGGACAATTACGCCCACCAATGGTTGGTACTTGTGGTGGTTGTACATAATCTTGGGCAGGAACTGGTGCTCCTGTTTCAATGATGTTGCCGCCAAATGCTTGAGCAACTGATGTAACTGATGGGGCTGGAGTACCGCGTACTGCGGACTCTAGTTCCTGTGCTGCTGATGCAATTGCATGCACTGATAGTGCAATGATGTTGTCTAGTTCATCTCCGCTTTCTGCGCGGACTGTTACAAGACTACCTGCTGGTGTCTTTACTGTGATACTGATTGGTGCTTCGGTGCTAGGCACTATCTTCTCCTTGCTCAAATGGAGTGGCTAAACCCTTCTGGTCACGCCACTGTCTTACTTTCATTGCAAACTGTACACCTTTCCATCCTTCTTTGATGTCAACCCATACTAGTTTGCATGTTCCTGTCCCTGCTGGGGCATGAATTATAATTGCTTTCTCTTTGTTGATGTCGCCCCATGTGCCACGGCTTGCCGTGTCCACCATATACGGCAAGCCGTTGGCATAGATAGCCAACTGCATTGATATATTATTTGGATGGTCGATGCGACCTGTCTTAAGGTCAGCAATGAATCGCTCACCTTTGTACTCAACAACTCTATCTGGTGTGCCAGCAATCTTAAACTTATCAAGAACTGTGAACTGTTCAATGAATAAATTAGTTAATATACTGGTTGCCTGTTCGTAGGCTTTGATGTCTGGCATCCATTGTTCTGGTACTGGACCTAACTCTAATCCTAAATCTAACTTTTCTGTTAGTGCGTGTATGGCTGTGCCTATTGTTGCTGCCTTACTTGCACCTGCTGCATCCATTGCTTCTTCGATGTATGCATTAACTAACTTGTTATCTTCTGCTGCTACACCTATTGCTAGTAGCAGGTCTGGTCTGCTTGTTAAACCTATTGCAGCCATCCTCATCTTCCATGCTGTCAATGCTGACGCATCATCAAGACTGTTGGCTATTGTAGTGGCGCGGGTGTATGCAATTGGAGCGCCACCCTTTGGCGGTACAACCATTGGTCTACCGTATCTATCTCTTACTATTTCTGTTGGCATTTGTCTCCTTGTTTAGTGTCCCGTGTTTCGCAGATGGCGGGACCACCCATCCCCAAGTCTAACACATAGTAGAAATGAACAAACTCCTATGTGTTAGATAGCGCTGCTGATGTTGGTTACTCGCGCTCGATGTCTTGCACTCGTACATCTGGGTCGTGCAACTCTAAGTCGTAGCCGCTGACTTCGATGTTGTCCGTAATGATATCTTCAACTTCCTCAGGGGAGGTAGCCTTGATACCAGTAACAGTAACTGTAATCTCTACAGTTGCTGACCAGGTTGTAGTGAGTACATCTGAACCGATTGCTTCAAGCAATTCGTTAACGTCGTCACGATTAACTGTTGCTTCATCTGAACCATCATCAAATGCTTCTGAAAAGAAATCATACACCTTGCTTCGAATGGAGATAAGCCTTTTGTATGCTTCTTGTACTTCATTGGATACTGCTTCGTGCTTTCTTTTTGCTGCAGTCTCACTCTTGATTAGTTCTTTGAGTGATTCTTCTGTGAAGTTGTAGGTTGTTCCGTCTACTGTGATTGGATTTAGGTACACGATTCTCCTTAGATTGATAGTAGTTCTAGTGCTCGTAATTTGATGCCATCATTGCGCCCTGCTAGGGTAGCAATACTAGCATCTTTCTGAGAGTAATGGTCAGCATATTCCACAACTGCTTGCCATAAACCAAACTCTGTGTTGCGAATGTTCTCTTGCGTTGGGCTATCTGAGTAGATAGCAAACGCCTTCTGCCGTGCATTGAGAGCACGGGACTTAGCGTTCTTTTCACCCTTGGATAGTAGGTGCAGTGGTGCGTTCTCTATCTTGGTTGGCAATGCCCATACCTTTTTGAAGTAGGCTGTTGCTCTATTGATGTCTGACTCACGTTGCATGAGATGGTTAGCCAGGTCGCTATACATATCAATGCTTGAGTAGGTTAGGTCAAGAAGGTTTCGCATATCAGATACTGATAGCACTGCGTTTTGTGTATGACGCAGCGTATATGTATGCGCTTGGCTCTTGCTTCTAAAGATACGATTGATTTGATTAGCACAAAACAATCGCTCAATGATAGGGCGTAGTACTACTGATGATGAACCATCATGACTGGTTTTGGCTAGCAAGAAGGCAGCATGCGGGTCGCCCTTGATTTCCATTTCTTTTGGTAATGACATGAGCATCCATACTTTTGCTCCGCCATCGTACTCACCTGCTGCTGCATAGCGAGCCTCTCCTGAATCAATCAATCCATCTAGTGAGCCAAAGACTTCAGAGTTCTGAAAGACTTTGTACTTGCTACCCACTACACCAATGACTGACTGTTTGCCATCATGTTTCTTTACTACTGCTTGCTTCTTGGGTACATGCATAAACTCCTCTGTATGCATGTCTGACAGGCTAACTGTCCAGTTAAGTCCTGCTTGCTGTGCTACTTGTGCTGCGCTGGTTGCTTCAACCGCTACGCCTGCTTTAATCCAGGCTGAACGGTTTTTCTTATCTACTACATTTGCTGTAGTCATATGTCCCTTTCTTTACCATGAAGCCTGATACTCGAAGGCCCATCCTTCGGGTACATCTTCAATGAGTTTACTTACTATCCTCACGGTGTTTTCAATACCATGAAAATACCATTCGTCATACTCTGTGCTGCCAAAGAAAAAGCCAGAGCCTGTTGGCAGTAGTGTATCTGCTTTACTGTGGTCTGCCAATACTTCTTCGCATATAATCTTTAGGTCAACTAAAGAACTGCGAGGTACATAGATTGGCTGACAGTTGTCTTCTCCATCTGCTAGTTCTTGAATGAACCAGTTATGGATAGCATTAACTTTGCGCCAGTATCCAACTTGGATAGACACAGATGCAAAGGCTAAATCATTTGGGTTATACATCCAATCCGTAGCCCCCACTAATGAGGCAAGGATTGTGTAATCAGCATTCAGTTTCTTATTGTGTGTTTCTGGTTCCCACTCAATAGATGAGATGCCCTTGCGAGCATACAAATACATATCCAATCCCATGATTAGATACCCATCCCTGCTTTAACCTTTGGATGTAGTTCCTCGGTCATACTAATGAACGCTTGTGGTGGCCAGTGTGAATTAAACACACGGTTAAGTAGATTTGCTAGTGAATAGTTTGGCTTAGCAATGAGTGCCATTGCAAGCATTTCTTTTGCATCATCTAGACGCTCAAGAGAATATAGATTAGAAGCAAGTACACTAGCAATAGGTGCTATGTATTCTTTCGGCACTGAATCCCAGAAGTATCCTAGATAATTATTAACATCTTCTGTTGAGTATTCTGATGGTAAACCTAGCAAGAAGTCACGCAGTTGGATGTCCTTATCCAATGCAACTGTTACTTGTGCTATGTGTTCAACTGTTGGTTCTTCTTTTGTATTGAGTAGTGCGTAGATACTGTCAGTCAATGTCTTGCGTTGGTCTTGCAGTTCTTGTCCTTCATTGTCAGTACCTATGATGCTGTCCTTGCATGCGTCAATGGCTTCACGCATCTTGTCTGCTGTTGTCATTTGCTTTCCTTTTCTTTTGTATAGCGCTGGAGGGATTCCAACACATCTTGTTGTTGCTCTTGGGTTAGTGTTGCCCATAGATAGCCAAGTAAATAATGAGCACCGAACTCATCATCGTAAAGTTTATTGGCTAATTCTTTTGCTTCTTTTAGTCCTGGTGTTCCGACATTTTTTATTGTCATTTGCTTCTCCTTAGTACCAGCCATGTTCTCTCCAATGTGTCCATGCAACTGATGGTTTGTCGTAACGGTGCACTATGTAGCCCAGCCCCCGCTCAATCTGAAGCGGGGCTGGGGTATCGGGGTCAAGTTTTAATAGTTGTGGCACACCAAAGGCAGAACTAGTAGGGTTCTGTGCTTTGTGATTCCAACCTGATTCCTTACCCCATAGTTTCATCAAAGCACGATGCTCAGACGAGTTCCATTCGGGGTATGCCATCTTCATAAACTGTTTGGCATATAGTTTCAAAGCACGGGGAGTCCAATGGAACTCGCTCATCTCCGTAGGCTTGGCTTCTGTGTGTGGTTGTGCTTGTGCTACTGGCGTGTGCCCTGGCAGCATTGACCAGAACACTAGATACCATGCTGTAAGCAAGGCGAATAGTTTTTTCATCTAACAACCCATCTGTAGAGGATATAGAAAACTGTAATGATGAAGACCCAGGACTGTAATGGTGTGAGAGGGAGGATTGATATGTCATTCATCATCATCTTCTGTGTTGCAGACATCGCATAGTGTGCCGCATTGGCTGCATCTTGCATCATCATTCATCTCCCCACATCCTGTCTGGTTCTGTGTAGATATCACTGTCATCTTCCACATCTTTGTCTAGTGCTATGTCATCTTCAAGCGGTGGTTCGTAGCCCATCTTTTCTCCTTCTCATTACATGTATTCTGTCTCCATACATACTATGTCTGATAACTGTTTCAACTGACACTCCATATACCTCACACAATTTTAACAGTCTTTTAACTGTTATACTTCTATGGTTGCGCTCATAACTACCTAATGCTGCGACAGTAAACTCGCCATTGCTTACGCGTTCTACATCTGCAAGCGTGTATCCTGCAACCAACCTTACTATCTTGAGTGTTGTCATTACATCTAAGTGGTCAGGGTTTAAGTCACTCATAATTTATATCCTTCTTTTACCCAACGTGTAAAGCATAACGCTGATTCTTCTTTAGTTAATACGTTCCAACATGTATTTGAGAACCACATTTCATATTTGTAATCTGAAATTTTATTCACATTCATCTCCTTCATAGCATTTACCGCAGCATGTAGTACATAGACCACTGATGTTGCAGAACTCATCTGCATATTGGTCGCAGTCAGCACACTGAGGCTTTATGTATGGGCCTGTCATTGTTCTTTAACCAATAGTCTTTCATCTACTGGAACTTTTGTGTATCCTTTAATTGTGGTAACTCCACGATTATTACAGTATGCTTTGTATAGTTCTTGGTATTCTTCATGGTACTTAAATGTTAGGAACTTTTTGGCGTATTCTGTTGCTGCATTTTTAATGCTTCTTACTTCTTGTTCTGTCATTTATTCTTCCTCCACATAGATTCGTCCAGTCGCCATCATCTCTTCGAGGATAGCGTTGGCTGCTTTGATAGATAGTATTGCTTTATCAATGGACTCATTTAAGTCCGCTATTTCATGAACTGTGTACGACATAGTTTGTTTCTCCTAACTTTGCCCATGCACATGGGCTGCAGTAGTTTCGTGGACTGGTTCTATTTACATCTACTAAAATATCCATGCCACATTGGTGGCAGTTATGTATTGCATACTTTACTTGGTTGTCCATAGGTCTTCCTTCGCTATGTCTGGGTCCATGTAATAGTCCACGCTGCGGGCTTTCTTGGCTATTCTTAGCGCACGGCGCAGTTCTATATTCTCTTTAGTAAGTATCATGTTCTGTCTAATTGCTAGTGTAACAACTGCAATACTTGTAGTCAACGCTATCAGTAATGCAAGCATAGTCATGGAATCTAATAACATTCTGTTACCTTTCATATTATATAATGGACTTGTAGTTATCCGTGTTAACTACCTGGGGCCGAGGAAAAAAGGGGAGAGGTGAGTGAGAGCCTAAGCCCCCACCCACCCCTCTTTGTTTATGCTTGCGATACTGAGGTAAGGACTACCTGCTTGAGACCAGGCTTTCTGTCCTTGTTGTCAATGTTGGGACGACGGTCCCATCGTGTATTGCCAATCCCTTCAGCGTTGATGAACGCTGTCTGGTCCTCAAGCCAGTTGAGTGCTCGAAGTTGTGCGATTACATTCTCATCGAAGATAACCACTCGTGTGGAGTCAGAGCAAATCATGCGCCCTGTTGGTAGTTGTTCGTAGTCGTTGATGGATGCTGTGTAGAATCCATTGCGGTCAACAACATTCTTGATAACGCTGTTCTTGAATGTGACTGTGTTCATGTTATTTCCTTTTCTGTTGGTAGTGTTGTTGTGCAGACCTGCTCCTGCACTTGTTCAGAGCAGGTCTGCTTGGTTTGTTAGTTACAACTTGGACATACAGCGTGCTTGTTACACACCATTCGACAGTCTTGACAGACCATCTCATGTGGACCTAAGTCCACGACCAGTTCAAAGAACCTATCGGATAGGTTGGTGATAGGTTCAAC